GAAATTCCACCTGCTTTGTTGTATTACTTTCTGTCTTCTTTTTTGCTTTACTGGAAGATTTCTTTTTAGTGCTTCCAGCAGAAGCACTGACCGTTTTAGTGGTTATTCCTGCAATCACAGGAGCAACTAATTCCAACGTTGCCGTCCTTCTGCTTTCAGCAATTACATTTTGTGTTCCAAGCTTTTTAAAATAAACCTTGGAAATTCCTCTGGCAGCACAATCTTCATTTACAATTTCCAAAAGATTGGCTTTTGTCTGTCCGTAAGCTTTAAAGAGCCTCTGCATGGCAGTGATCTGTTCATCCTGCGTCATTTCAGGCGAATCCTCCAAGATAAAATCTATACTGATCTTTGCTGCTTCATATCCCGTTGGCTGGGTTGCCTTGGTCTTTCCCTTATCATCCTCAATGTTTTCTATGGTTGCCGTCTCATCTATGCTTATTTTCTTACATTGCCCTGATAAAATGACTCCGCCAAGCTTCACAATATTTTCCTGCACTAACAGCATCTGCTCTTCCTCCTTCTTACGTTGTCGCCGGTTTAGGATCATCACTAGAGTTCTGTGCATCCTTAAGTTCATTGATCAGTTTCTGTAACAACTCAATATCCTTTATCTTTGTAAGATCCGGTTTCAGTTCCAGATGCTGAATAATAATTGGATTACCACTTTCTGTCTTTTCATGATCCGATTCCTTTTCTGTTCTTAATCTCTCGCTTCTCTCAAGTGTTCGTGTTTCCCTTCGGCTAAGCTCCGTTACAATGCTTCTTGATTCTGTCTTGTCTTCAGTGCTGCCACCAAGCTCCTCGTGAATAAATGTTTTCAAATGACTCCATAGTGCAGATAATGGCAGGATTGCCTCTGCACCGGCTTCGCCGCCTCCAAGCATTTTGTCACCAGATGCGCCAAATATCGTCGGTCTCGTCATGATTCCGCCTTCCGCATACCAATCGGTAGTGATCTTTGGTGCACTTGGTGGATTCAGGCTGAAACTTCCATCAATCTTAATATGTGGCAGTTTGATTTTTGGTGTCGGTAAATCAATTCCGAAAAGACTTTTTATCTTTTCAATTGCATTACTTACCTTTTCTTGTATAGCATCCATCTTCTCATTGAACTTATCTTTCACGCTGTTCATTTTGTCATTTACCGTGGATAATATACCAGTAAGTCCGTCCATGAATTTCTGTTTCAACTGATCTACAGAAATATCAATGCCAACTGCCTGAAGTGCCCCACAGATAACACCTAAAAATCCTTCTGCGAACCCACCTGCAAATGCTAAAATCGCATCGAAACAATTTCCAAAAAAATTTTCCAGATCCTGCAACGCTGCATCTGCAAACTCACATGCCCCGGTAAAATCCCCGGTAAATAAAGCAACAAACATATTGATTATATTTGTTGCAAATGAAATAAGATCCGAAAGGGCATTCGTCAGTGGTGTCAGGGCTGCAATCATCCCTTGTATTCCTGCCACAAACTGTGCAACAAAAAATGTACCGACAACACCTGCGATCAATGCAATAATCTCCAGTATAGGCTTTGCTGCCTCATAAAGTTCCATAAATTTCTGACCGACATTTTGTAGTGCTGGCTGTAATGTTTCCCATGCCTGTGTGACACTTCCTTTGATCTGGTCAAATAATCCGATCCAGAAATTTCGAAACGCTTCAGATTTATTCCATAGCAGGACAAATGCTGCTATCAATCCAACAATCGCTATCACAATCCATCCTATCGGAGTTGCTGCAAATACTGTATTAAATGCCAGCCAGACAAGCCTTGCTGTCTTAATGGCTGCACTGACACCGGAGACCGCTTTTCCAATCGTTCCGATCGCACCTACTACGGTACCGATCACGACAAGCATAATTCCCAACCGCAATGCTATATTCATGATGCTCTGCACTGTCTGCTGGTTATTTGCAATCAACTCCGAACCTTTGTCTATAAGATCATTTACTTTTGTAAGTGTGTTATTTACAACTGGCAGAAGATTCTTTCCAAGTTCCTCTGCATTGTTATGTATCTTCTGCCTTAAAACTTCGAATTTTCTTTCCGGAGTGTTGTCTATAGCCTCCGCCATTTCATTTGTCACACTGACTCCCTGCTTCATGCTGGATGCCAGGCTGTCGATTCCACTTGTAAGTCCGTCGATATTGTTATAAAGCAAATCAATCATTGCAACCGCTTCATCTGTTCCAAATGCTGCCTTGATATCCTGTTTCTCAACAGCATCCAATGTCTCGCCATACTTATCCTTTAATTTTTGGAGAATTTCCGGAGTAGTCAGAAGCTGATTATTTGCATCCACAAATGATAAACCAAGTTTCTCTCCAGCCGAAGCTGCAGTATTTAAAAATGATTTATACTTCGTGGCTGCTTCTGATCCACTCATTGTTGTCTGAAGCTGTCCTAAGATTGCCAGCTGCTCTTCCATGGATATCTTATTATTTGTTGCTGTGGCTCCTAACATTGAGATTGCACTTGCCATCTCCGAACCAGCTGTTTTATAGTTCTTAACCGCTGTAGCAATACCGGCTGAGAACATCTCACCAAATTCAAGGTCTGACATATCCTCATATGCACCTTTGTAAATACCATAGCCAGTTGCAAATAAAGAACCCATCTCTTCTGTTGTGGATTTTGTTGCCTTACCGGTCAAGGCTGCAAGTTCCGTGAACTTTGCCACACCTTCATCGGTCAGCGATGCAATACCTGATTTAATATCATAAGATGCACTAATAAATTCGCTTTTTGTCGTTCCAGCCCATGTATCAGAAAAGTTCTTTGCTGCCTTTTCTACTGCGGCTAGATCCTGCACTCCCAGAGACGCAAGTTCTCCAAGGGCATTCTGTGTATCAAATGTAGATTGCACAGTACCAAGGCACGCCGTTGTCAGTGCCGTTCCTACGCCCACCATGACAGCTCCAGCCTTTTGGACGCTTCCAAATGCCTTGTTCAGTTTTTCTGTACTATCAGCCACCTTATTCGTCACACTTGAGAGGTTTCCAGTCATGTTATCTGTCAGTCCGAGAACAACGGACAACTTATAAACAGAATCCATTCCCATACTTCTATCACCTCATATTAAAAGATGCCCGATGAGTAACCCGGGCATCTTTTTAACCTTCATTGTGAATCTGGATGTGCTTCCACATATCCTTTATTTACGCCCACCTCTATATCTTCAATCCTTAAATCTCTTGCAATTTCTGCCATCGCTAAAAGTTTTAAAAAATCCTCAAAAGGCATATCATAAATATTTTCCGGAACTAATTTCCCGGGAAGATACATATTGATCAGCAGCCTTCCATATTCCAAAAAATTACTTTTAATGCTTTCCTTTTCCTGCTCTACAGCTTTTTTACTGCCGTATCCTTAGATAATCCAAGCATGTTAAGAAGCTTCTCCCCAAGGCTGATTCCCATTGCCGGATACTCCTCAAGAGCAGCTTCTAATTTCTTGTACTGCTCCTCACAGATATTATCCAGGACAAAAGTCTTTAATGCTTTTACTGCAGAATTTGACGACAGTTTTACATAGCGTTCATAAGACGCCGTTCCAGGCTTTCTAAAGAGGAAAGTAAAAGTCTTTTCTTCTTCATCATCTTCCTGAATGGTTGTTGTGACCTCATAAATCCTTCCATCCTGCGCCTTGTATTTTCTTCTAAGGCTTTCTAACTCAGGTTCCGTGAACTCCTGCTTGTTCTCTGTTAACTGTCCTTCCATAACGTTATCCATCTTGTTTTCCTCCAAATTTTTGTCAAAAATAATGATTATGCTTCAAGACCATTCGTGCTGATTCCGCCTATAGCCATACCCTCGATCGTCACTTTTAAGGATGTATCACCCTGCGCCCCTTTGAAATCTCTTTTATTAAACACAATCTGTGTGATAACATCTGTAGATGTCTTAGCACCCTCATCTGCATAACTTACAGTAACTTTCGGGATCATGTATCCGTAGAAATGTTTACATCCGCTTGACTTGATCACGCGGCACATTTCGTCATAATCTTCACGAAGCAAGGTTATCTTAAAGGTATTTTTCTGGTTGCCAGTACCATATCCTCTGATCTTGCCACCTTTTCCATAAACAGGATCAAGTCCCTGTTCATCTCCGTAATCAACCTCCTGGATCTGCACATTGTTCATATCTGTCATGTGAAAATCAATGCTCGACCAGTCATAACTTTTACCATTGATCAATGGATCCATCTATCCCAACCTCCTATTCTGCTCCTGCTCCATATGGATTATTGACTGCAAATGTCAAATCGAACTTTCTGACCGTTCCCATCGGAACCCATTCAATGCTTACGTTTAAGGTCTCATCCACAAGGATGTTTACATTTTCCGTTTCGATCGTGACTGATCCGGAACTGATGATCTTATCTTTGATGCAATTATCAATTGCAATTCCAAGATCAGCCTCAAACGGCTTAATGCTTGCCTCAATATTATCCGGATCAATTTCTGCCTGGATATTATCCGTTGCCTTTTTGCTCACTTCCCTCACGATACGATTGAGTACCCGGACATTTTCGACATATGGGAAATCGCTTCCGTCTGCAGCAAGCACATTGGCATTTGTTACATAAAAATCTTCTTTGCCTGTGTACTGTCTCAGTGTGATATATCCAAGTTCATCCAATTCTTTTGTGTACTCTGCAATTCCTTCCGGGAAAAGTTTCTGGAGTTTTGAAGAACTAATAGGAAATTCTTTTACACAGCCAATAGATAAGCTTTCTTTCGCCTGTCCTAATAATCCTGAAACAACACCTGCAAGATTGATTTTCTGTGTACGCAGATCTTTTCTTGTGTATAATCCATAGGAAAGCACGACTGCAATAAACATACTGTTAATGCCCTTTCTCTCCGCCTTCATTGATGTAAGGTATTCATCAATGCTTTCCTTATCTCCACATTCCCTGCCCTCACATAAGAAAATGCATGGCTTTTTATAAGTCTCAAGAAATTCTTTTCCCTGTTCGGCAAGTGCCGCCCACAGTGTTTTTCCAGATGTTCCAACAATATGTACAATCTCAAACTCCGAATTAAAGCTGATCAGACTTTCAACAGCCTTAAGCACACTTGAGTTGCTGAGCGTCGGAGCTGTCGAGCTGAAAGAAAACGCATCATCTTCAATGAATGATTGTTCATCTTCTCCACTATCTGCAAAATTAAGAGTGATCCCTGTACCCGGAATTTCAAATGTTCCTCCCAATGGGATTGTGTACTCATCAGAGAAGTTATTTCCTCCATCAATGGAGTAAGCAAATGCTCCTTTATTTACTTTCCCGGTTGTTGTGATTTTTACTACAACATCATATGCATTGTTCGGCTTTCCAGATGCAGTGACAGTTCCCTTGCTCTCGCCAGTTTTAGTTACCTCGCCAATTTTTCCATCAACATCTGCTTTGACCGGGATAGCATATAACTTTTTCAATCCATTCTCCGTTGCATCAATACATGCGTCAGAAAGTGGTGTGCATCCAAGTTTTTCCTTGATATCTGATGGCTTCATTGTGTTTGTCACAAGTACTGGCACCGTACTGTCTGATGTAGACGCACCGATTTTTACATGTACAAAAGATCCGGTGGATGTGTTTCTTCCAAGATTTCCGTCCTGGACTTCGATATTAACCTCGCTAAACATTTATCTCACGCTCCCATCCATTGGTGCATCATAAAAGGCTTTTACTGCCGCATCATATTCATCTTCTGTGACCATCTTTCCTGTTCCCCACTCATTGGCAGTTTTTACACCT